GCCGCCAGCACCGCTGGTGGAGACTGCTGCTGAGGCTGCTTTTGAAAGGAAAGCCATTGTGTTTTGGTGTTTGGGGTGTCGCCTTGAGTGGCAACCCTTGCACAGTAGCACGGGGTTGACCGAGTGGCTACCCTAGAAAAATGCCCCAGCGTGGAAAGGCGCCGGGGCGGAAAAAACCAACTTCTGTAGGAGTCTAACATCGTGTCTCACGCGACGCAAGAGTTGCTGGCGTTTGTGCGCCAGTTGCCGGTGGGGATGGCATATGCCCCGATCTATGCCAAGGACAGGGCGCTCCAGTCTGGGAAAATTTCGAAGGGCAAGACGCCGCTGGAGAAGTCGCACCATGTGGTGATGACGCCGGCGGATGTGGCGCTTCAGATCGAGCGCAGGCCGGAGGTGTTCCAGGCCGTGGGGGTGTTTACGGGGGCCCGGAGTGGTGGCCTGGTGATCCTTGACGTGGACAGGAATCTGGCCAAGTTGCGGAAGAAATGGGGTAGCACGCTTGATAACGCGCCAGTTATCACCAGCACGAAGGCCAACGCGGCGAAGTACCTGTTTCGCGTGCCGGAGGCGCTGTGGGGTGAGCTGAAAGGGATTGGGCTTTCGGATACCGGGGCGGGGTACGAGGTGCTGTGGGGCCGTCAGGGGCTCCTGTATGGCGCTTATCCGGGCTCCAGCCATGGGAAGGCACCAGCAGGTCAATACGGGTTTGCAGGGGACCTGGAGGCGATTCCAGAGGCCCCTGAGTGGCTTGTGGCTGAGATGCGGGATGCCGCGGGGAAGCAGATCGAGGATGGCGGGTTCATCAAGAACCGGAAGGCGCTGGATTTCTCGGATCGAGACCCAGCTGAGGTGGCTGAGATTGTGCAGTCGGCGTTGCGGGTGATTCCGGGGCAAGGCACGGGGAGCCGGGACCACTGGGTGAAGGTGGGGATGGCGATCCACTCGGAGTTGCCGAACGACCTTGGGCTGACGCTGTGGAGTGCGTGGTCGGCGGATGACCCGGAGTATTCGGAGGAGTGGGTGGACTCCAATCCCTGTGAGGAGGTGTGGAAGTCGTTCAGGAAGGGGCCGGTGAGCCTGGGGACGCTGTTCTGGATGGCGGACCAGCAAGTTCCTGGGCGGGCTTGGCTTTCGGAGGATTTGCGGAAAATTGTCGAAGGCGCGGAAGCAACGCCTTTTCGGTATCGCCAGGACTATTTAGGTGGTGAGGCGCTGATTGCTAAGGCGTTAAAGCTTGAGGAAACCATCGAGAATCCAGCGTTACTTGACCAAGCCAAAACGATTCTTGCTTTAGAGGGTGGGCGCCGAGAGGGTGCCATGGCGATTGATCGTCTGATTGATGCTCATCTCACTTACGAACGGAACAATGGTTCCAAGCCGGTCGATGTGTCCCAGTTGGATTACAGCGACTTTGATTACATGATTCCCGGCCTGTTGCCTAAGCCTTGGTTGCTGCTTGTACACGGCGACGGCGGCACGGGTAAATCAGCTATGTGTATGACCCTATGCAAACACATTTCGCAGGGCATCCCGTTCAATGTTCATGGTGGGATGGTTGATGTTGTGCCAGGGAAATGCTTGTGGCTCAACGGTGACCAAAGCGCTCGAACGACTCGTCGCGCATTTCACTTGATTGGCGTAGACAAAGGCGTTGATGTGGTGCCGGAGTGGGACATGCAGTGGTATCGACGTTTTTGCAAACTACAAAACGCCAATAAATACGACTTGGTGATTATTGACAGCCTTGATGGTTGTAATGATTCCAACCCCTACGAGGAAAACAGACGTGAATACGCCATGCCTCTAAAGCGGTTGGCTAGGCGAAATGGCGTGGATTTTCATCCCTGTACAATTATTGTGATACATCACAACAACAAAAATGGCGGTTTTCGGGGCACCAGTGCCATCCGGGCTGCCGTTGATGAGACCTGGAACATGGTCCGGCCTCAGGTGAAGGATCTGGCTGAGCTGCAGCTGGAGTTCAACAGCAGAGTGGTCACGGTTGAAAAGTCCAGGGACGACAGGGAGGGCCAGCAGATGGTCTTCACGCTGCGTTCGGACTACACCTACCTGATCAACCCAATGCCTGAGCTGCAGACCCGCCTGAAGGCCGACAGCCCCACCGAGTACATGCTTGGGGTACTCAAGGTCATGCGGGAGCAACGGCGGCCTTGGAGCGCCTCTGAGCTGCTGGAGACGAGCGAGGTTGGCGGCGACCACCGCAAGCGGGCTATCCGGTATGCGCTCCAACGCTTGGAGTCCCAGATGCTGATCGAGCGGTGTGCTGCTCCAGCTGATCTGGTTGTTTCCGGCAGGCCCCCTACCTACTACAGGGCTACTGGTACAAACGCGCCAGTTCCATTTAGTCAAAGGTCCCACGCGCAGGGGGAGTCCGTGGAGTGTGTGTCAAAAGACCAAAACCCTTGCACTGGAACGGATTCGATTGACAAAGCGTTTTGTCAAAAGTCCGAGTTTGTCAAAAGTCTTGAGCTGGAGTCCCAAAGCCCTGGGACTTTTGACAAAGGGGGACTTTTGACAAAACCGTTTGTCAATGAAAACCCTTCCAGCGCAGGGGAAGTAACTTTTGACACGGGTTTTAAGGGAATAGGGGTGAAAAAGGCTGAAGACCGTCTGCCCACACGGGAGCAAACCGAACAGCAGTACCGCGATGCTGCAGCGTTCTGGGATTGACTCCGGAGCCCCTTAGGACTAGATTCCTTACGGATCTAAAAATGCTGTGAGGTAGTCGTTACAGCGACTACCTCTGGCTGATCCACCGCTCTCTCTCTCGTAGCGGCGAATAGCCGCATCCTAAGATGCCTTCTAAGCTTAGCTTCAATAGTTTTTCCGGCGGATACTTTGTTCCAGCGGAATGGCTGTCCTGGGATTGGATAAATTCTTTTGACAATTATCCGGACCCCGAACATTTAGTTTTTAGAGATGAATACGACTGGGAATATAAAGATAGCAACAAAGGTGTGTTGGCTAGATACATACGCACCATGGAAGGTTACATTTCAGACTGTGTAACAGCAAAAGGTACAACTTTTGTTAGAAATAATCCCGCTAAACCATATATGTATTATCTTTTTGCATTAGCTGCTGTAGAACTTATAAATAATCCTGATTTCTACAGGAATGAACGTTTTGGATCACTTAACGGCTCTTTTGTAACAAATTATGCTAATTCCATACAAATGAATACGTTATCTTTTATGCCAGAAAAAGAAAGTGGTAAAAAATACTTAATTAGTACAGAATTTTCGGCATTATTTGCGCGTGTGTTTAATGCTACTTCAGGCGTTAGAGCAGATGATGCCCTTAAAATCGAAAAGCGGGAAAGTAAAAAAGGCCTATGCCCCAGCTGTAAAGCTGTTTTTGAGCTTTTATCAAACAAATTTTGGACACCGGAATCACCAGAATATCAAAAAATGCTAGATAAATACGTGGCTCAAAATAAGAATAGACACAATAGAGATACTCACGGTTAAGCGCCCTGTGTCTAACCCAGCTAATTTCTTTTTAGGGCTGCTCCGCATCGCGGCGTGGCTGTTCTGGAGACCTCCAATGGCGACCTCAACCAAGACCAAGCGCGAGCCGCGGCCTCCTCGGAGGCCCACGCTCTCAGTGACCCAGTGCTCGATCCCCGACGAGATCCACAGCATCATCCGCACCAGCTGGTTCAAGAACGGCCGCATGGTCGAGGTGGACGAGGTCCAGGTGCCCGAGTGCGACGACGCCCGCGACGCCTTCCAGTACGTGGTTGGTGGGGCGCTCAAGCGGGGCTGCGACGTCTGCGTCATGACCACCTACCCGCCCGAGGCCCTCGGCATCCAACGCTAAAACCTCTGCGATTGTTACAGAGTGTGAACAGGGGGCTCACGGGTCCCCTGTTTTTGTGTCACAGTATGGGAGTTCAACCAACAGGGAGGCGCCTGTCTCCCTAACACACCAATGAACTACCCCAACTTCCGCACCAGCATCCCCACCGAGTTTCTAGGTAGCTGGTACTACGCCGTCCGGTGGTCTCGCCTGGCGCTCGAAGAGCGCATCCGCACCAGCAAGGACTACGGGCTGTCCACCAGCTACGACGATCTTGTGATGTCTCATGTTGAATCTCTTGAGTCTTACCTCCAAGCGACGTATGACGAGTACATGGATTGGCTGGCGCAGCCTGTGTCGGAGATGACGGAGACGGCAGATGTCTGACATCATTTCCCTAGAAGCTGTGACGATTTCTGATGAGCGCGTTGGTGTTCTTGCTCTGGTGGATGATGCTGTGGTTGCATGGCCGCAGACTTTCTTCGAGCCCGAGGAGTATGGCCCTGCCTTGTGCCGAGGCTCCTTCGACCTGGATACCGACGAGGTAGTTCCAGAGGACTATGAACAACTCCGAGAATTCATCCAGCAGCGGGTCCACCATTGGGAGCCGGTCGACCCAGCAAATCCGTAACGCCTTGGCACGCTCCATCCGCAACGAGACCGACTACGACGACTGGGACTACGGCACTGAGCCGATCGAGAGGGACACGACCTGGGTCCAACCAGCCAGCATCCTTCACCTTTATGCCCGGTTGCTCCAGCGGTTTCAGGAAGAGGAGACCGTCAGCCATGCGCGGCTGGCGGCCCTGGCGCTCACGGAGATTCTCACGATCCCGCCCGAGACTCTTTTGAGACTCGCTAAGACCTTCACTCCCTAGTACACTAATCCAGTTCTTTTTTCAATCTCATGCTCACACTTCTATCAACCAAGGACGTCGGCCAGCTCCAGGCCTATCTGATCGAGATCGGCACTGCCCTGGAAAATCTGACCCAGGTGCTGGAGCACGCGCAGACCGTACAGGTCGAGGTCGAGGCTCCTGTTCAGAAGCTGCCCGTACAGCGGGAGTCTCAAAGTAAGACTCGTGTGTCTCGCAGCAAGAGGGGGCGCAAGGCGTTGACGGCTGAGCAGGTGGCGCATATCAAGGGTGCGCTTCTGCGGGGACGCACCGGACTGTCGCTGGCACGGGCGTACAACGTGCATCCCACGACCATCAACCACATCAAACTGGGCAAAACTTGGAAGGGTGTAGAGCCCCTGTCTGTTAATGGCTGATCAGGTGCATAATCCGCCCCACTATGCGATGGGGCGGAAGTTTGAGGTGATTGATGTCATCGAGGATTCGGTGAAGTTTGCGCCGAACGCGGTGACCGGAGGGCTCCAGTGGCAGGTGCTCAAGTATGTGCATCGTTGCTGGAGCAAGGATTGTCCCAGGCAAGACCTGCAGAAGGCGGCTTGGTATCTCAACCGTTTAATCAACATGCTGGAGGATTGATGCAAACCTACAAATTCCAGTTGATACGGGCTGACGAGGCCCAGCAGATTACTCATGTGGTGAGCACTAAGTTCCAGGCGCTGACCGTACTGTCTCTGTTGAGGGAGTTTGTGGACTTTATGGCGGGGTGTGGGTTTGATCGTGGGGCGGTCTTGCGGTGTATGCAGGACTTAATAGATGATGAGGAAGTGTGAGCTATGCCGGCATCGCAAGTTCCTTGCGTCGAGTGTGGCTCGGTGCTTACTTCGGTTGTGTCGACTAGCAAGTTGCGCAACGGGTTGATTGTTAGGCGGAGGAGGTGCAGGACGTGTGACCACAAGTGGTACACGGAGCAGGCGCCAGAGATAGTTTTGTCGCCGTACCGGCTGATTTGGAATGGCCGGAAAGTTTTTGCGCTGAAAGACGATGTGTAATGTCTGTCCCGGGTGCCGGAGTGAGCGGATTTACGTGATCAGCACCGACATTGCTGCCGATAAGCAGCGGCGGAGGCGGTACGGGTGCCGGGTGTGCCTGGAGCGCTGGACGTGCCATGGCAACAAGCTGATTGTGATACACGAATACGACAGGGATGTTCCAGCAGATCAGGGGTGCAGGCGGTGCGGGCACTACTCGCGTGGGGTCTGTTCGCTTGGTATTCCTGAGTCCAGGCTGCCTGGGTTTGTTACAGAGTGTGAAGCCCGGCTGGTGGAGGAGGCACTGGTGTAGTACATTGACGGTGTTCTCGACCCACAGGTCAACATGCCAGGCAGCGATAGGCGTCCCGATGGGAAGGGGCGGAATTTTACGGTGAATTTGAGGTTGAGTCGGGAGGAGATTGAGGAGGCCAGGCGGCTTGGGGCTGGGAATGTGTCGATGGGGGTGAGGTGGGCGTTGCGGTTTGCGACAAACCGGAAAATGCGTCCCATCCCGCTGTCTACGATGCTGCGGTCAGCCGCTGTGCTGGCCATCGAGCTGGAGGAGCGAGCCGATATTCCACCAAAGGAATAAGCGCCGCTCGTTAGCAAAACTTACTAACCACACGATCCACACCATGGACACAAAGTTTTTGTTTGGCCTGGAGTATTTGCACACGCTCCAGAACGCGACGACTGTTGCGTTTGACTGCGAGACCACGAGACTCCAACCGAAGTTCGGCGGGCTGCGGTTATTGCAGTTGGCGGCTCTGGACCGGGAGCCGGTGATCATCGACTGTTGGGAGCTGGAGGACCACCAGTGGACTGAGCTGGAGGATTTCTTTGCGACCAAGCGGTATTGGGTGGCGCACAATGCCGTGTTCGATCTGGGCTGGCTGCAGGAGCACGAGATTTATCCAGAGGGGGATGTGCTTTGCACCATGCTGGCTAGTCGGATCTTGACGAATGGACTGCCAAATGTGAAGCACGGCCTTCAGCACGTGGTGAAGCGTTACCTGAAGGAGGAGATCTCGAAGGAGGAGCAGAGGAGTGACTGGAGTGGTGAACTTACGAGGGAACAGATGTACTACGCCGCGAAGGATGTGCAGGTGTTGATTGAGTTGGATGGGCCGATCAATCAGCGGATGGCGGAGGCGAATCTGCACCATGCGTGGTTTCTGGAGTGCAAGGCGTTGCCGGCGATGGCGCAGTTGTGGAGAACCGGGCTGCCGTTTGATCGCAAGTCACTAGAAACGCTCCAGGGGGAGTTGACGGTTGAGCATGAGGAGCGGGGGCGGGAGTTTTTGGTTGCACTGGATCGGGCACTGCCGGCGGATTCCAAGCTACCGAGGGAGGCGGATGGCAGCATCAACACGCGTTCCAAGGCAGTGGGCAGCGTGCGGGCTGGGACCAAGCTGGAGGCTGGTTTCAATCTGAACAGTCCCAAGCAACTGTTGGATGTCTTCACGAAGTTGCTGGGGCGGAAGCCGGTGGATTCGGATGGGAAGCCGAGTGCCAGCAGGCAGGCGTTGCGGGAGTATGCGGGAGATCATCCGGTGGTGGCGGAGTACCTGGCGTGGAAGCGGGTGGAGAAGCGGCGGCAGATGGTGGAGGCGCTGATTAAGCACCTGCAGGCGGATGGATTTATTCGTGCCAGCTACATGCAGTTGGGGGCGGATACGGGGCGGATGTCGTGTATCAGTCCGAACCTGCAGCAAATTCCAAGAGATTCCAGATTTAGGGACTGTGTGAAGGCGCCGAAAGGGTGGAGACTGGTGGTGGCCGATTACGCGCAGATGGAGCTGCGGCTGGCTGCCGCAGAGGCCGAAGATCCGCTCATGATCGAGGCGTTCCAGCGTGGGACGGACTTGCACACACTGACTGCAATGCAGATTTATGGAGTTGATGAACATGAGGTCACAAAAGAGCAGCGCCAGATTGCTAAATCTGCGAACTTCGGCCTTTTGTATGGATCAGGAGCCAGAGGATTACGCAACTATGCAGCAAGCATGGGGATACAAATGGATCTTGATGAGGCAGCGGAGGTGCGGGAAAAGTTCCACGCAGCCTATACAGGAATCAGCCGGTGGCAACGCAAAAATGCTCAGGCAGCTGATGCTTGTAAAGCAAATGCTGCGATCCGTATTCGTAAGTCGCAGTTGCGGCGGTTTCTTCCGGGTGAGCACAACAAGCTAACCACTCGTTGTAACACTCCAATTCAGGGGGCTGGTGCGGCGGTGTTGAAGCGGACGCTGGGGAAGTTGTGGCCGCTACTGCGCAAGGAAAGCGATGAGGTGGTGCAGCTTGCTGGCGTGGTCCACGACGAGGTGATCTTGCTGGTGCGGGAAGATCAGGCGGAGAGGTGGGCGCTCCAGTTGGCTAAGACGATGGAGGAGGCTGAGGCGGAGTGGCTTGGGGTGGTGCCAGCGCTGGCTGAGGCGCATGTTGGGGAGTCTTGGCTAGAGGCGAAATGAGGCACAGGCCTTTGCGCCAGTACGTCGTGGTAATGCGGTGCATTGGGGGTCCGCTTCACAAGTACAAAGTGGAGGCCGAGGATGCGTACTTGGCGCATCAGCAGATTCAGGAGCTGTTTCCGGGTAAGACTGTGGTCAGAGTTGCACTCGCACCCGGGTGGGATGATGGCTAAGACAGGGCGGCAGATCATCATGGAGCGGTTGTACGCTGCGATCCGCAAGGCCACGACGGCGGATCTGCAGCGGGCCGCCATGTTCCTGGAGTGGGCGTTCGATGTGCGTAAGGGGTGTGCCAGGCAGCGGGCGGCGGCTAGGCAGGCACAGTCGGAGGCGTGGAAGAAGAACGTGGACGCTCCAGCCCGTTGGTAGTGCTACTATGTAGCAGAGTAGACCGCACGGGTATGCCGCTTAAGCACGGGAGCAAGTTTTATTGCCAGGTCTTGCTGGACCCGAACAGGTATGGGCTGGTGGTAAAGCTGGCTGAGAAGGAGAACAAAAGACCCACGGCATTGATGAGGGAGATGATTTATGCGGCGTTGGAGAAGATGTCGTTGACGTCGGATTACAAGGCGGCGGAGGCGGCGGATCATGCGATGTGGGCGGAGTCGGTAAAACGACGAGTAGAAGGCAGGCAACGCTCCAAGCAACAGGGGGATTCATGACGCGGTACGTGATTTTGTGTGGCGACAAGTACGTGGCGGCGGCGCAGCCAGACACGAGGAAGATCTTGCTGACCGAGGTGCGTGAGGATGCTGGGTCGTGGTCGACCTACGAGCGCACCATCAAGGCGGCCAGGTTTGTAGAGGAGGTTACTCGCGTTCCAGTGATCGTGCAGTCCGTAGAGGAGCCTGACTATCCGAAATCCTGGAATGTCGAAGACTAACCAGTGGGTTGAGGTGGAGGTTTGGCTCCCGGGGCGTGGGGCGCTACGGACGCTTGTGCCTGGGGAGAACTGGGAGGAGGCCCGTACTTACGCGGAACGTAAGTATCGGGGGTGTCTTGTGTTGTTGCCCGGGCAGGTTAAAAAGCCCGAGTTGGCCCGGTCGAAGAATGGGGCTGAGAAGGATGCCCGGGCGATGCTGAAGAGGCGTCAGCAGGAGTCGCGGTCGTAGCCGCAGATGTCGGCCAGGTTGTTGGCGGCCTCGCGGATGGCCCAGTCGGTTTTGATGCGCTCCAGGTGGTAGAGCTGGTTGAGGAGTTTTGCGGCTTGGTGGAGTTCGTCGATGTTGCGGGCCGCGTGCAGTTGGTCCAGGTAGCGCTCCTGGGCGTGCTGTGTGAGCTGGTGCTCCAGGCGGGGTTTGAGGGGGTTGTGCATGTCAGACGGGGTGGATTTGGAGGAGCCAGCCGGAGTCGGGGCCGTCGATGAGCCAGCGGGGGAGCCAGTTCTTGCGGGAGTATGCGATGCCGGCGCCGCCTTTGTTGCTCACGTAGCCACCTTTTACGAGGTCGGCCTCGCCGTTGGGGTCGTTCTGGATGAAGTGCGTGGGGGTGAAGCCGGTGACGACGCTCCAGTGGCCGGAGCCGTTCGGGGCGGAGACGGGACCGCGGTGGAGCCAGCCGACTGGGGTGGGGCGGCCTTTTTCGAGTTGTTCCTCCAGGGTGGAGGCGGTGGCGTCTTGGATGAAGGTGGCGGTGAGGCCCAGGGAGCGGAGGGCGCTGAGCTGGGCTGATACGTCTGTGCTGTCGCCGTATTTGCGGCGGATGACGTTGTAGGCGTCGTCGTTGCCGATCTTGCCCCAGTAGCGGGCGACCATGGCGCAGCTGGAGCTGAAGCACTCGCGGTAGCCGGTGCCGCTTTTGTTGTCGAGCTGGTACTCGTAGGGGACTTTGAGGGTGCAGGTGCCAGCGGTTTCGGGTTTGACCGCGTGCTGATCCATCAGTTTGATCAGCTTTTCGGGGTAGGTGGGGTCGGTGGCGTAGCCCTGCTTTTGCAGCATCCGGGCGGCGTCTTCGCGGGATGCTGCGTTGTTGACGCCTTTGTAGGTTTTGAAGTCTTTGTACCAGTGGTCGACGAGGTAACAGACGCAGGTCTGGATGTCCGGGAAGTCGATGAAGGAGTCAGTGATGGTGACCCACTGGTTGTTGAGGAATTCTTGGGTTTTGGTGGCGGTGCCTTCGCCTTTGAGGCCGAAGAAGTTGTTGCGGCCCGAGGTTTTGGTGCCGTGGGCGGATTCCAGGGCCCATTGGGCGGCGACCAGTTCGGGAAATTTGGCGCCAGCGATGCGGGCGGCTTTGGTGATGCCGCTCCAGTCGTTGGTGATGGCCAGGATTTTGCCGCTCTGGCTCCAGGTTTTGAACCAGGGCTGGTTGCGGTTGAGGATGTTGGGGTCGGACTTGTGGATGGCTTCCTGCAGTTCTTGCAGGGCGGCCATCTGGTGGGGGAGGGCACGGTAAAACCGGCACAGATCCAGCAGACGGAGGGAGGAGGGGTTAGTCACGGCGCCAGGGGGCGTGGATGGATATCGGGCCGCCGAGCTTCTGGGACTCTCCGGTCTGCAGCTCGGGATCTATGGGGTGGTCAACGGTCTGGGGCGATGCGGTGTTGGGTGGCTGGCTTTTGTGCCAGGTGGTTATTTCCGCGTCGACAGTGCTCTGGATATGACGATCCAGAGCACGTTCGTCAAAGCGGATCAGCGCTTTTTTGCCTTGAGGAGATTAAGGATTTGGAAAACAAGTTGGATGATGCTGTTGCTCTTGAGGGGGGACAGAGCGATCAGCTCGGAGGCGGCGGCGACCACGATCCAGAAGGCTGGATGCGACAGGAAGTCCATGAGATGTAGTAGGGGACTTTTCTGTGTAAGTCTAACTGTGGTAGCAAGCGTTTTAGCAATAACGCTGTTTCTGTCGCTACCGTTGGGGTAGCTGCTGCGCGGTGTGGATTACATCGACGAGCAAGACGGGTTTGTTCGTAAACGCGAGGCTAAGGCCAGGTTTCGAGAGCAGATATTGAAGGGCTGGGACTACAAATGCGCGTATTGCCGCGAGCCACTCGGTAAGTCGGGGACGCTGGATCACGTGCGTCCCAAGTCGAAAGGTGGTGAGACAGTGCCATCGAACTTGGTGGCGTGTTGCCTGTCGTGCAATACCCGGAAGAGTTCCACGGAATGGTCAGCGTGGTTTCGGATGCAGGAGTTCTGGGAGCCGCATGTGGAGGATGCGATCCAGTGGTGGTTGAGTCAGTGAGTTGACTGGTTTGGGGGGAGCCAGCCCATGGATTCGGCGTACATCATTGCCATCCACAAATCTTCAACATATCTACAGGATCCGCGGGTGCAGATGCGGTAGTAGATGCCGCCGTCGTCGCCGCGGATGGTGTCGAGGTGGAAACTTTGGCCCAGGTCTTCGGTAGATATTACTGAGGACATGATGGGGGACGGGATTCCAGCACGGTGACTCGTTGTTCGACGCGGTTGAGGCGGCCGAAGGTTTCCTTGCGGTCCTCTTTAATGTCGTTGTGGAGCACTTCGAGTTGGGTGGCGATGTGTTCCACGGCAGCGGTGAGGCGGATTACGGCATCACGTGCTTCGTCGCTGCGGCGACTGAAACCCATCGCGCCCATAGCGGCCACGCTGATGGAGGCTCCAGCAACAGCAGCGAGGATCTCGATCATGGTTATAGCCTAGCGGCCTTGGCCCCGGCGGGGTTTCTTGCCGCGTCGCCGTGGTCGGCTGTTCTGGCCGTAGCCGATGCTGGTTGTCTTTGGTGGTCCGGGTTGGTGCTCGATCCGGGCGGCGCCAGTCTTGGCTTTGACGGCCATTAGAATCCGCTGCTGGTGCTGTTGCTGCTAAACAACACGGTGTCGTCGCCTTGGGGGGCGGCGGGCTGCGGCGCGTAAGGATCCACCGGCCACACGGGGTAGTTGGCGCCAGTGATGTAGGCGGCCAGTTCGTCGGTGTCAAGCGTGTCACGGATCACGCCCACCTTCACACCAGTAGCCAGCCTGATGTCCTCGCGCCAGGTCTTCAGCACCGGGTCAGCAGCTTTGCCGTTGTCGGCCTCGCGGATGATGATCCAGTCCGTAGGGGCCAGCAGGGTGTTCGCGGTGGTGCGTGTCTGCTGCGTCCATTGCTCGACCAGTTGCGCGTGGTCCTTAGGCAGGCCTGGCCCCCAGTAGAACCGCTGATCGTATGGTTCAGGGTCAGGCACCTCCGTGATGCCAATCGCCTCGCGCTCCTCAGGGCTGGCCAACCTGAGCCAGTTGGCGGGGTACTGGATGCCGTCGTGGGTGAACGCCACGTCTGGGCTGAGGGGGCGGCCGTCGAGGAGGAACATGGGTCTAGATCCGTTCTGGCAGTCTAGTTGGAATGACTACGAGGGGTCAGGGAGCTGCTCCAGGGCGCGGCGGATGGTATCGCCAAACTCGCCCGTTGCGTATCCAAATTCAATGTGGTCAAGCGCTTCCAGCGCCTGCTCCTTCAAGCTCGGCGGCTTGGGGCGGCGTGCGACAAGAAGTGCTTCATGTTCGTACTCGTGACCTTCCAACTTCAGCCACTCACAGCACGCCTCCAGCTCCTGGTCAGCACCGTATTGGCTGGCGCGGGTGGCCATGAAATTGTCGCGGTTGAGACTTTGCTGTTGCATCCACTCGGACGCCCACTGCTGCACCAGCTCTGGCGGCGGGGTGATGGGGTGCTTGTAATCTTGGGTCATCGTCGATCCTCCAATCGGCGGTCATGGGGCAGGGTGTTAGCGCACCGCTGCTCCACCACATTACCACCGTGTCAAGCCGCCACACAGGTCTTGTTCTCTAGTGGGGCGGGGTTGTCTAATCGTTCAAGATCGGCTCTTGGTTTTACTTCTACCCAGACATTGCCGTCAAGGCGATACAACTTGCCGTTTGCTAGGCGGTGTACGATCATCGGGCGCGGGCGTAGTTGAAGGGCGACTCTGCGAAGGCTGCGTAGATGTACGTGCCGCCCGATGCGTTTACTGCGCCGTCAGCGCTGCGAATCTTGAATCCATTAGACAAGAAATCCATGTCCACATACCCAGATGCCTCCGCGTTGCTGCTCTGAGCAAGCAAATAAGTTGTGGCAACGTTATAGGTTGACCTGCTGCTATCAAGCATGAACCAGCCCTGACCGCCGACGTTGGTTTGCTTCACCATGACAAACCTAGGGCGGAAGTTTGTAAATATCATGGGTCCATCGCTCAATCCGTTTGCGCTATAGCTGCCAAAACTAGAGTACCCGACTACTGGGGCGAAGCAGTAGGCGACGTAGGTATAGCCACTAAAGTTGATGCCGTCATAGGAGCCGTTAATGCCAAAAGTAGTAGACGAAACGCC